GTATGTATATCAAGCTATAAATACCATAACCTCTATGCTAATAACACTTATAGAGTATCTTAATCTCTATGCTAATAACTTCTATAAACTACCTTAACTTGTATGTTTATTGGCGTATTTAAGATACCTTATCTCTATGTTTAGTATCACTATTTACCCTATCTCTATGTTTATAGGCATATATATAGTAAGGGGCGCAAAGCCTCCGGATAGCGTGGCTCACAGATTAATCTAAAAGATCGTAAACGAAGATACCCCCGTGAAGGGAGCGATAAAAGGCAACCAGAGCCACCGAAAAGCTCAAGATATAGACGCTCTATGTTCAACATAGACCGATAGTCGGAAAGCCGGAGGAATAGAAGGAGCGGGGCGATGTACCCCGCTAATCTTTGAGTATCTCTACCACATCCTCTATACGACAATCGAGCTCTAGACATACCCGCTCTATCACGGCGAGCGTTAAGCTCTCACCCCGGCTAAACTTACTCAAGGTAGAGGGCGACAATTTACACCGCCTACCTAGCTCAGCTTTATTAATGCCCCTATCTACTAGGGTATGCTCTAAAGGCTTGTAACTAATCATAATTAGCCCCTTTCTGTATAGTATTCACATTTCTGTTTATTTATGCGGTAACGTACTTCGTAAAATACTACATTTACGTAGTACAGCTACGCATTTACATATTATGCATACGACGATATAGCCATAACATACGTATATGCATATACTAACACCACACGCCCATACAGTCAAGCCCTTGGAATAAACAGCTTTATGCGCCTGATAACACATGAAATCAGATGCAGGCAGATGCTTGCTATAGAAAGCGTTTGCTTGCAATTGAAAGCAGGAAAGGCAAAGAGTTGCCCCTGGAGTATATACTAGGCTATAATATGACGGTATATGATGGTAATGCTTGACAGGTGAAACATATACGGTATAATGTAGGAGGATAGATAGATACACATATCAGTATGCAGATATCAGCCTACACATGGTAAGGAGGGGCGTATGAATAACTCACTAACCGTAATACCGCAAAGCGGCCAGATACAGGCTCAGCCTGTAATGAGTGCAGAGCTCTATAACCGCTTCATATCTTACCTGGATGTAAAGCCTAAGACGGTAGAGACCTATACAAAGGCTATCCGGCAGATGGCTAACTACTTCTATATCAACGGGATTAGACAACCTCAGAGAGAGGATGTAATAGCTTTCAGGGATGAACTCAAGGCGAGCGGCCATAAACCCACCACCGTACAAAACTACATAACAGCGGCAAGGCTTTTCTTTAACTGGACGGCTCAGGAAGGACTCTACCCTAACATAGCGGAAGGCTTGAAGGGCGCAAAACTTAATAAAGACCATAAGAGAGACTACCTAACGAGCCGGCAGGTTAAGAACCTGCTAAACACTATAGAGCGAGACACAGAGATAGGGCTAAGAGACTATGCCATGCTAACGCTCATGACAACCGGGGGGCTTCGTACCATCGAGGTAGCCAGGGCGAATATAGAGGATATGCGAACGCTAGGAGACGCTACAGTGCTCTATGTGCAAGGCAAAGGCAGAGACGAAAAGGCGGAATACATCAAGGTATCGGCACCCGTGGAGGCCGCTATCAGAGCCTACCTAAGCACCAGGGGAGCCGCTAAAGGGGATGAACCCCTATTTACCTCTCTTTCCAACAACAACCGAGGAGACAGGCTCACCACCCGCTCTATTAGAGGCATGGTAAAGAGAAGGCTCAAGGATGCGGGATATGATAGCCCCCGGCTCACCGCTCACAGCCTCCGGCATACAGCCGTAACGCTCAGCCTCTTAGCAGGGAAAGACTTAGCAGAGGTGCAACAGTTTGCCAGGCATGAAAACATAGCTACCACGATGATATACAACCACGCATTAGAGAAGGCTAAAAACAGTTGCGGGGAAGCGATCACGGCGGCCATATTTTAACCGCCTGCAGATATACACATACACACCTACAGATACGGACGGGAGTATAGAGATAAGCGCATGGAGATTATAGCGATCATTAACCAAAAGGGAGGAGTAGGGAAAAGCACCACGGCATTAGCTCTAGGTGCAGGCCTTACTCTTAGAGGCTATAGAGTGCTGTTTGTAGACCTTGACGCTCAAGGGAACCTAACCTATGCGCTAGGAGCAGAGAGCCGGGGCGTTACCGTTATGGAGCTTCTACAGCAGGTGAACCGCCCGGAGGAGGCCATACAACAGACGAACAGCGGCGACCTGATAGCGAGCTCTCCGGCGCTCTCCGGAGCGGATGCCCTCATAGTAGCTACAGGGAAGGAGTACCGCCTCAAGGAGGCGCTAGAGCCCCTCAGAGGGATATATGATTATTGCATTTTAGACACACCGCCCGCTCTAGGTATTCTCACGGTAAACGCTCTCACGGCCTGTAAAGGAGCAATCATACCGGCGCAAGCGGATATCTTTAGCTTACAGGCCATAGGGAACCTAAGCGACACCATAGAGACGGTAAGGCGGTACTGTAACCCGGAGCTACACATCATGGGAATAGTACTAACCCGCTATGCGGCGAGAACGATTATAAGCCGTGAGGTAGCGGATGTTATGGAAAAGGTGGCCACAGGATTAAATACAAAGCTCTACCGTACGAAGATACGAGAAGCCACAGCGTTAAAAGAGTCTCAGGCTACAAGAATGAGCATATTCGAGTATGCGCCCCGCAGTAACGCCTCAGCAGACTATAACGACCTGATAGACGAAATCATAGGAGGAAATTAGACAATGGCGGCAAAGCGTAAGGCATTAAGGGAGAGTATCAGCCCTGCTATGCAATTTATCAGTAGGCCGGAAGAAGAACCGGAGGCCGAGGCTATACCTATTACAGGCAAGCCGGAGACACCCCCGGAGGGGTACAAGGTGAACCCGCTCTACATCGAGACCCGGAGCAAGCGCCTACAGCTTCTACTACAGCCCTCTCTACACGCCCGTATAAAGGAGAGAGCAGGCCGGGAAGGGGTAAGCGTGAACGAGCTCATACACACGCTTTTAGAGGCCGCTATGGAGGAGGAATAAGGCCATGCAGGATATCACGCTGTACACGCTAACGGAAGTAGCGGAAATACTTAGAGTAACGAGAAGAACCCTTTACACATACATAAAAGAGGGAAAACTCAAGGCCGTAAAGATCGGCAAGTACTGGAGGGTATCAGAGGCAGACCTCCGGGAGTTTATCTCTACAGGCACTAACGGATAGAGAGGAAGGAGGAGAGGATGAACTTCTACTACTTCATACTTGACTATCAGAACAAGCGAGGGCAGGACTTCAACCATACCGTTATGACGCCATACCTCACCTTTAGCAAGGAGGAGGAAGCTATAGCAGGTAAGGCCGCAATAGAGCATATCAAGCGGCAAGGGTATGAGAATATAAAATGCCTTGCCCTTCGATTAAAGCGCCCTATATCGTTCGATCAGCTTAACAGCCTGCACCCTGATAGCGAGCTCATAGCCGGCATGAGAATTATTGAGGGCGACGAAGAACCGGGAACAAGTCGGCTTTTCTCCGGAAGAACTAGGGTATCTCCGGGGAATAACTAGAGTTTATCCGGGATAAACCCTACAGCCTCCGGATGACTAAACATGACCTAAAAGCATACGCAACACCGGAGGATATGGTAGCTACAGGCACCTACAGAGGAGACCATGAGCAACGAAGGAACAGAGAGAAACTACATTATCTCAGCGATAAATACGCTTAAACCGACTTATCACGGAGATAACCCTATTTATCGGAGCGGAAAGGCTCTAACTTCCGGTAGCAAGCATTAGCGGAAGTTGAAACAGGCATAGAGAAACCATATAAAAGCGCCTGTAAAGAGAGAGGAGGCGACCAGGCGAAAACAGAGCGCTTTACGCCTTCCGGGAACGGGAAGCGAGAGACTACAGCCTAGAAAGAGAGAGCGATGTTTAAGGAACAAGAAGAAGCACGGCAAAGAGTTAGCGAGTACTTGTACGACACGTTGAGAGAAAACCGGGAAAACATAATAGAGGCGTTTAATGCGTGCTTTCCTGATAGCGCAATACCGGCATAGACGGCTAACGAGCAAACCCGGAGGCTAGTTAGTATGGCCGCCTCACCCTATCACCACCTACCACAGCAGGGAGGGGCGGCCAACAGTCAAGACGGAGGAGATATAAGCGAGTGAAACCGCATGAGAAAAGGCTAGAGTTTATACGCATGAGAGCGGAAGGCAGTAGCTACAGCCAGATAGCTAAGGCTCTCCGTATCTCTAAAAGCACGTGTACAGCCTGGAACAAAGAACTAGAAGCAGAGATAGCAGACCTCAAGCGGGAGCACCTGGAGGAGCTACACAGCACCTACCATATGACGAAGGCCGCCAGGATAAAAGAGCTAGGGGAGAGCCTGCAAAGCATTAATAAAGCCCTGGAGGTGGCAGACCTGAAAGAAATACCTCCGGAGAGGCTACTACACTACAAGCTCAAGTATATGGAAGCCTTAAAGAGCGAGTATACCGGGGAAGTTGAACCCTTCGAGTTTAGCGAGGAGGTACACCCGGAGGAGATCATACACGCATTAGGAGATCTGTTAAACAGGCTCAGGGCGGGGGATGTAACGCTAGAGCAGGCAAGCAGGGAGAGCCTCATTATAGGCAATCTCCTAAAAGCCTATGACGCTGTAGAGATACAGGAAAAACTCAGCGCTCTAGAGACGATATTAGGAAGGCGGCTCTAATGGCAAGAGATATTAAGGCCTTACTGAATAAGAAGAAATGGACGGGAACCGAAATAGGCAGGGCGCTTATGGCCGGCCTTATCTATGACGTTAAGAACCTAGGGAAAGGCGCTAAGCCGCTCTTTACTCAGAAAGACCTGGAGCGCATGGAGGCAAGCCTAGCCTATACCCATGACTGTACCGCCTATGACGTTTACCGGAGTATTTATAGCTCAGTAATAGAATCATTCAACAAAGCTCAAGGCCTGCACCAGCAATTCTATAACGGCTTCTACCGACACCTAATGTATGTAAACGAGGTTAAGACCGCAGAGGATGCCCTCAAGGAAGAAATCATACGCCCGCTCATTATGACGCAGGCGCAATACGACCGGATAGCCTCTCACATACTAGAGGAGAGGCGCTCATGGCCTGTTAGCTTGCGTTCTATGACGTTTGCGCTCTTAGATGAGTACCTACAGGCGGATGATGACGAAGGCACCCCGGAGACTGTTATAGAAGCCCTGGACGCTTTGACAGAGGAGCCTGTAAAGAATAAGCGCATACTAGAGAACTATAACAGAGACATGGGGAGGGGGTATCTAACCTTATCGGATGGCCGGAGAAGCGATCAGATGAGTAAGGAGGAATGGAGCGAGGCTATAACAGCGGAATGGATAAAGGGGTACGAGCTTTACATAAATGGAGAGCTTGCGAGCCCGGAGGAAACACTCATAGCCAGAAATCAGGAAATCTACATAAGAACCTGCAGGCTTGTATATGAGGGTACCGAGGGCATAGAGAAAGAGCTAGACCGCCTAGGCCTCACCCTTCCGGAGGGCGTAAAGGCAGAGGAAATACTAGGCGCTTTGGGGGATCGTGTTCTTAACCAGACATACGAGGGCATAGAATTTGACAGTGCGGCCTATCGTATAGCGGGGTACATAGCAGAGGGCACTACCAGAGAAATAGACACCTGGAACTACTACCCTGAGCCTCCGGATGACTTGACAAAATATGACATTCTCACAGATGTATTAGGCCGATACGAGGGTCATTACAGCACTCAGCAACATGAAGGCAAGACGGTAAAAGGGGTAAGCGAAACAGCCGCCTTTACGGAGTTTAGGAAGGACTACCCGGCGCTCTTTGCCGCCTTAAAGAAGGAGATAGAACGCCTGCTACCTAATGCTAAAGGCCTTAAAGCTAATCAGTACGGAAAGACCATAGCCACCTATGGCGAGCTTGCAGACAAGGGCATAGCACCCTATACCAGATATCTCACCGTTGATAAATTCGACATATCGGAATACTACGCCTCACAGCCTGAAAATACATACTTAAAGCGGCGCAGAATTTGCTTAGCAGGTGTAGCGATTATTCAAGACACCGACAGCGCAGACGATGCCGGGGATTACATAGAGGCACCGTACCCGCTCAAGCTGTTTAAGAGCATAGACACCATAGCGGATAGCTCAGAGGATAGGAAGGAGATAAAAACCTTCCGGGAGAGCCTGATAAAGCCCGCCCTCCGGTACCTGTACGCCTATAACGAGCTAATAGAGGCGGTATGTACGGCTTACGGTATTGAGGAATGGGAATACTTGCGCCATGACCTTAGCACCTTCGAGAGCCAGCTTAGAAGCACGAACGAGCTAATCTACTGGATAAGCGCTCATGTTTACGGAGACAGTGAGGAGCGAAAACGCAAGCAGGCGCTCATTAGAGAGATATTTATACCGATAGACCCGGAGGAGCTCAAGCCTTCCGAAAAGGCCGTAAAGCGAGTAAGGGAACGGATACAGAAACTAGGCTATACAAAAGAGGCCTTCATGAGGTTACAACACTTTGAGACCTTCATAGCCGAAATAATGGGGGAGGATGATTAACATGAGTAAGACACTTACCCCATCATATAAGCGCTTCAAGAAAAGCGATGTAGTACCAACCGCGCCTAAAACAGAGGTAAGCAAAACTACTACCTTCGTAGCGCCTGAGCTTACGCCCGGAACTATGGCGCCTTCACAGTTTAGTATGACCCGGCAGGGTACAGCGACTAATGAGCTTTCACGCCAGATCATACTACCGAGCTCAGAATTTGACCTAGACCGCTTCACAGGTACAGCCACCTTTAAGAGAGAAAACATACAGCTCAGCTTTATAGACCGTAACGACTTTTCCGGCCTCCGGGGGAGTACCCACCGCCTATTAGAGGCGCTAGTTATGTACTTCACAGAGGGCGGGAGCAAAGATAAAACGGTAGCTATACCGCTACGGGAATACATGGAGCTATGCGGCCTAAAAGACATAAAAGAGACAAGAAAGCAGGTAAGGGCAGACCTCTTAACGCTTCGCAAGATGAGTATCACCTTCACGGATAAAACGACCGGGGATGATAGGAATTATTACAATGTGAGCCTAGCTCAAGGGCACGGAATCATAAACAGCGTAATAACAATTACATGGGGGGATTTATTCTATGAGCTCTTAAAGAGCTACCCCTTCATGCCGATACACCATCTTTACTTTAAGTTAGACCTTAACCGCTTACCGCATAGCCGCCCGCTTCTCAGGAAGATACATACACATAAACGCATTAACGCAGGCCGACCTAATGAAGACAGCTTATCAGTCGCTACCCTGTTAGAGGAGTGCCAGGAACTACCTACATACGAGGCAGTAATGGCCGGGAATAGAAACCTGTACGACCGGATTATAAAACCCTTTGAGAAGAACCTAGACGCATTGAAGGAAGCGCTCACATGGGAGTACTTCTACAGCGACGGAACGCCTCTAAAGAAAGAAGACCGGCAAGCGCTTAACTATGAGCTGTTTATCACCCTGATAGTTAAGTTTACATGGAAAGACTACCCAGACCAGAGCTCACTTATAGAGGCCAGAGAGAAAAGAAGAAAGCGAGAAAAGGGCAAGAAATGAGCGGGAACCGAATAGCCTCATATATGAAAATTGGGGGGGTCAACCTGTGCAATTGGGGGGGTCAACCTGTGCAATTGGGGGGGTCAACCTGTGCAAGCCGATTTTATAAGCCCTGGTACGACGGCATTTGAGGGGGGTCAAAAACCCTAATAATATTAATAATATTAAGGGAGGCGCCACCGCCCCGCTCTAGGCGTGGCGGGGCGCTACCCCTAAAGGAGAGGCAACCTCCGGAAAGGCGAGATAAAACCATGAACCGAGAGATAAACAGAGATATGTTAGTAGCGCTCATTAAAGAGCAAGAACCTTCTTTCTTACAGGCCGCAAGGAGAACCGGCTACGTTTGCCCGGTATGCGGGAATGGAACCGGAGCCGATGGCGACGGCCTAGCAAAAGATAAGGATAAACCCTATTACAAGTGCTTCAAGTGTGACCTGTACGGGGATGTACTGGAGCTTTACGCTAAAGAGTACGGCCTAGATATTAATACAGACTTCCGGGAGATCGTAGACAGAGCGGCGGCCTTCTATGGCTTTCCTGTGCCGGAGTACCAAAATCAGCCCGAAAATGAACGATATACACAGAGCAACATACACACATCAGTATACACACATCAGCAGACAGAGAAGGAACGGGAGCCGGAGGTAGACTACTTACTCTTTTACAGGGAGGCGCAAAGCGACTTAGATAAGACTGATTATCTTAAGCGGCGAGGTATCAGCCAGGAAGTAGCAGAGCGCTTTATGATAGGGTACGTTTACGCCTGGAGGCACCCTAAAGCGCCTAACTCTCCGGCGAGCCCCCGCCTAATCATTCCTACTAGCCGCTATAGCTACCTTGCCAGAGACACCCGGCAGGATATACCGGAGGAGCAAAGGAAGTATCGGATAAGCAAGGTAGGGAGCGTGAGAATATTCAACGCTAAAGCCCTCCGGGAGGCAAAGCGGCCTATCTTTATCGTAGAAGGCGAGATAGACGCTCTCAGCGTGATAGAAGCCGGAGGCGAGGCGATAGCTACCGGGAGCGCTTCAAACATACGCAGGCTCTTAAATCTTCTAGAGGAGAACCGCCCGACACAGCCGCTCATTGTCGCTATGGATAACGACAAAGCCGGAGAAGATGCCGCCCAGGAGCTCATAGACGGCCTCCGGAGGCTCAGCCTATCCTCCTACAGGGTAAACCCTTACGGCTCATATAAAGACGCTAACGAGGCTCTCACGGCGAACAGGGAGGAGTTTATAGCCGCAATAGCGAAAGCGGAACGCCTGGAAGGGCTAGAAGACACTCTAGAGATAGACCGGGAGAACTACCTAAGAAAGAGCACCCTTCACTACCTGCAGGGCTTTATAGACGGCATAAAAGCGAGTGTAGATACGCCCTATATTCCTACAGGCTTTTTTACCCTAGACCAGGCGCTAGATGGCGGCCTCTATGAGGGGCTCTATGTTATGGGGGCGATCAGTGGCCTAGGCAAAACCACGCTAGTAACGCAGATAGCAGATCAGATAGCGGAAGCGGGGCAGGATGTACTCATAATCTCTTTAGAGATGGCGAGATCGGAGCTCATGGCTAAGAGTATCAGCCGGCATACAGCCATAGAGATATTAGAGAATGGCGGGAGTATGCAACACGCTAAGACAACCAGAGGAATAACAACCGGGAAGCGTTACCTACTCTACAACGACGCAGAGCGGGAGCTTATCAGAAAGGCGATAGAGGAATATAAGACCTATGCGGATAGGCTCTATATCATTGAGGGAGTAGGCGACATAGGAGCCCTGCAGGTGAGGGAGGCCGTAGAGAGGCATAAGGTATACACCGGTAACTCACCCGTGGTAATCGTAGACTACCTGCAGATACTAGCCCCTTATAACGACAGAGCGACGGACAAGCAAAACACGGATAAAGCGGTACTGGAGCTCAAGCGCATTAGTCGAGACTTCAAAACGCCTGTAATAGCTATTAGCTCATTCAACCGGGAGAATTACAAAGTAGCGGTAAGTATGCGAGCCTTCAAGGAGAGCGGGGCGGTAGAGTATTCAAGCGATGTTCTTATAGGCTTACAGCTTGAAGGAGCCGGAAATACGCTCAAGTCTGAGGAGGATATACAGGCCGCCCTGCAGAGAGACCCTAGGGAGATCGAGCTAGTAATCTTAAAGAACCGCAACGGCAAAGTAGGGGTAAAGGTGCCCTTTGATTATAGACCGATGTTTAACTACTTCGAGGAAGCGGCATTAGTGACCTGCAGAGGAGAGGCTAACGCAATGCACCCGTATAGTACATGAGCAATGCGACCGCATAGCATGAGCAATGCTACGGCATTGCTTGAGCATAGCTACAGCATTGCTTGGGCATAGCTACAGCATTGCTTAAATAATCGTTACGCCGTGTTAAATAACATGAAATAACACAGGAATAACACGGGATAACAAGAAGCGAGTTTACAGCAGTTTGCAGTAGCTTGTAGAGGGGTATTAGGGGAAGCCCCTAGCAAGCCCGGAATAGCCGGGGGATGAAGGATAGCACGCCTGCAGGCCGTGGATATCCAAATCCGATGCTTGCGCGTTAGCAAAGAGCAGAGCGCTAACATACTGTATGTATATCAAGCTATAAATACCATAACCTCTATGCTAATAACACTTATAGAGTATCTTAATCTCTATGCTAATAACTTCTATAAACTACCTTAACTTGTATGTTTATTGGCGT